TCATGCGGCAGGCCGGGATCTCGTTTAGAGGGGCGAGGGACCTCTACGAGATCTTCGGCTATGATCGCGTACTTGGATATTCGGACTATGAGGAACGCTACCGTCGTGGTGGGTTGGCCAAGCGCATCGTCGAAGCCTACCCGAAAGCCACTTGGCGGGGCGGGATCAAGCTGTACGAGGACGAAGATCCGACGAACATCACCGAATTCGAGCAGGCGTGGTTGGATCTCGAACTCAGACTGAAGATCTGGGCGACGCTGCAACGAGTGGATATCCTCGCGGGGCTCAGCACGTATGCGGTGTTGCTGATTGGTGCGCCTGGCGCACTGGATACCGAATTACCACGTGGCGACGAGACGGCAAAATCGTTGTTGTACCTGAGTCCGTTCAGCGGTGGTGGCGGACCGGGCGGTGCGAACACGCGGCTGCGTGGTCCGATGTGGGACGCCGACTGTTCGATTCTCGAATTTGAGACCAATATCCGCAGTGCGCGATTTGGATTGCCACTGTGGTATCAGCTCAAACGGACGGAACTGTCTTCTCCAGATTTGCAGAAGAAAATTCATTGGTCTCGAATCATTCATGTAGCCGAAGGCTGTTTGAACGATGACGTCTACGGCACGCCGACGTTGGAGTCGGTCTGGAATCTGCTGGATGACCTCGACAAGGTGACTGGTGGCGGAGCCGAGGCCTTTTTCCTGCGCGCGAATCAGGGTATGCACCTGGATATCGCGAAGGATATGGCGTTGCCAGATGCCAAGGCGGCGATCGAGAATTTGCGCACGCAGTCGGAGGAATATGCCAACGGTATCACGCGGTGGTTACGCACGCGCGGAGTCACTGTCACGCCTCTGGGGAGCGATACGGCAAATTTCGGTCCGCCGGCCGATGCTATCCTGACGCAAATCGCAGGTTCGAAAGGCATTCCGAAACGGATCCTGATTGGGTCGGAAATGGGGCAGCTCGCATCCGGACAGGACGCCGACAATTGGAACACGCAGGTGAATGATCGGCGAACCAGCTATGCGATGCCGTTCATCATTCGGCCATTGGTTGATCGACTCATCCGATACGGTTACTTGCCGAAGCCGACGAAATACGATGTCGCGTGGCCGGTCATCCAGAACCTCACCGAGACGGAGAAATCGGCGGGTGCATCGCAGTGGGCGAGTGTCAATGCGACGGCGAAGCAAACGATCTTCAGCCGCGACGAGATTCGACAGAAATGGTTTGGTTTGAAGCCGGGCAGCGAGTTGGATACCGAATCTTTCAAGGCGGATGGTGCACAGAAATGGGCCATGGTCAACAAGATCATGGGCCGGACGATCTTTACCGACGATGAGATCCGCAGGGTTTGGTATGGGTTCAAGCCGCTACCACCCGAGGAACGTACGCCAGTCACCGATCCAGCGAAGCCGGGTGCGCCGGGCACGGAAGGAGCTCCTGGTGCCTTACCAACGGTCTCGGAAGTGCCGCCTCGTGCATTACCTCCGCCGACCGACGATATCGCGGCAGTGGTAAGCGGTGTGGAGCCAGGCACGTTACCGACCGACGATCTCGAGGCGGTCATCAAGTCGTTGGAGAAGTCGCTCAGTGACGGCGACGTGCAGATGATTGACCGGATTTTGGAAAACATCAGCGGTGTTTCCGATCCGCTCAAGTTGCAATCAACACTTCGTGCGTTGGAAGAGGCGGTCGAAGCCGGTGACTCGGCGCGAATCGATGAGATCCTGACGCTCGGTGGCAAAGGGTCTGGCAATTACGGGCACGGTGGTCGTCCGGGGAAAGTTGGTGGTTCAACAATTGGTTATCATACGCAAGCGGATCGATTGTTGAATCATCCGGATGTTCTGAAAGAACTGAAGATTCCGGATACGTTGTATCACATCACGATTAAGCGCAATGTACCATCAATTTTGAAACACGGATTGAAGTTGCGTCAAGATCGTTCAAATCTCGAAGGGCAAACACGTGGGATCCATTTGTCGAATGATCCTGTCGAAATTTATTCGTCAGATATTGCCTTGCCAGGAAATGCTGTTGTCGCGGTGAAAACCAAAGGATTGAAATTTCGATTGGATCCGGAATTTTTTGACATAAAAGATGAGTACAATCCTGGTTATGAAATGTCGTTGGCTGGTGCGAAAGAATATGTTCGCGATGTGAACAAGGGAGACAAAGCACTCGTTGTCTACACGAAAGCTGCGATTCCTTCTTCGCACGTTTCGAAAACCAACATTAAACTTCCGCAATTCAAAGGAATGGGTGGCAAGGGATCTGGTGATCATGGTCACGCAGGTCGTCCTGGTCAGATTGGCGGATCTGGCGGCAGTGGCGCCATCGACCCGGAGACCGGGGTTGGTTATACGACGCAGCAATTGCTGGATGCAGCGGAGCAGAGCGGCACGGCGTTGTTTGGTGCTCCGACGGCCGAAGGACGCGGCGTGATCTTCGATCGTAGCATTTTCCAACAGGTGATTCATAGCAATTTGAAAGACGTGGCAGCCGACGACCCGGAACTGGCGGGCGAGGAGGGTGATCCCGACAATCCGGCGCTCAATCCCTACGTCGACGATTTCGAGTTCCAGTTTTATCCGTCCACAGGGAAAGCCGTCGACGTGTCAGGCGAGCACCTCTCGAAATTGACGCCGGATACCGACGGTAACATTTACCTGTACTATCCGGGGGAGGATGGGATCCGGGTCATTCATACAGATCCGGATTTTGAGACGCCGGATTACGAACCGCGGAGTGCGATGGCCGGACCGCACGAGTTTTCATCAGTGCAGGCACCGTTGCCGTTGGAAATTGCGGAACAATTGTTCGCGGCAGGCGACCGGATTCCTGATTCCGAACTGGCGGAGGAAGGCCGCGAGACTGATGCGCATGTGACGGTGAAATACGGGCTTCATACCGACGACGTATCGGACGTGGAAGAATTTACCGATGGATATGGTCCGATCTCGTTGACGTTTGGTGAGACGGGCTACTTTGCGGGCGACGAATACGATGTGTTGTTTGTCGAAGTCGACAGCCCGGAGCTCGTTGAACTCAACGCGTTGATCTCCGAGGGACTTTCCGTCACCGATACGTATCCGGAATATCATCCGCATGCGACAATTGCGTATCTCAAATCCGGGCTCGGTGCGCGTTATGCGGGAAACACCGAGTTTGTTGGAAAAACTGCCGTCATCAATCAGGTCTTGTTCAGCCCAGCCGACGGCGAAAAGCAAGTGTTGGATTTGTCGCTGCAGGAATCAGAATTGCAGACGCTTGGTGGGAAAGGCAGTGGAAACTTTGGGCACTCCGGACGGTTCCATCACGTTGGCGGATCAGGGCCGACGAAGGGTAAGATGGTTCCGACCGGGATGCACCGACCGTCAGAGCGGGATGCGAAGCGATTGGAAAAGATGCGCATACCGCCAGCGTGGACGAACGTTTTTATCAGCAACAATCCGAATGCGCCACTCCAAGCGACCGGCTTAGATTCCAAGGGTCGTCGTCAATCCCTCTATTCGGCGAAGCATACCGAACGGGCCGCAGCGGAAAAGTTCGAACGACTGAAGGCATTCCGCAAGGAGCTCCCGCGTATCCGCGCTGAGATGGCGAAGGATATGGCCGGAACGACCCCGAAGGAAACCGAACCGTCATCGGCTCTCTTCCTGATCGAACGCACCGGCATGCGAATCGGCGGCGAGGGCGATACGCGAGCGGAGAAGAAAGCGTATGGTGCGTCGAATCTCGAAGCACGGCATGTGAAGATCACCGGCGATCGGGTGGATTTCGATTTCATCGGCAAGAAGGGTGTACGTATCGAATTAACGGTGTCGGATAAGGAACTCGCGAAGATGTTGAAACCGCGAGTCGCGAAAGGCGGACGGCTGTTCGATACGGATGCTGCTGGAGTCCGCGCCTACATGAAATCAATCACGAAGGAATTCACGCCGAAAGATTTCCGCACCTACGTCGGCACGGCCGAAGCGATTCGCGTGGCGAACACGCTACCGAAACCGAAAACGCCAAAGGAATACAAGAAGCGCACAGAGTATGTCGGCCATCGGGTATCGCTCGTGCTTGGCAACACTCAGAAGGAAGCCTTGAAATCGTACATTGATCCCGCGGTATTCCACAAATGGCAGATCAAATAACCGACGAACGCGACGAGTTGATGGATGAGTTCTTCGACACGGTGCAGTACGACGAAGAGGTCGACTGGCGTGCGATGCCTGAACTCGGTGAAGATGCGGACGACGGAGACAACGATGATTGACGTCCAAACGTGTCCGACTTGTCAAGATTGGATCAAGCGGCAGCTTGCCGCGATGTCCAACCAACACGACCCATCGACATGTCCGGAATGCCTGATGTGGGTGGCGCGCCAATTGGGCGGTGCCGGATCCGGCCACTCAGGGCATGGTGGCCGTCCGGGACATGTCGGTGGTTCGGCGCCAAAAGGTGCTGCTCCGATGCCGAAAGCTGGAGTGCCTGGCGCACCATCTGGTGGTGCAGCATCCGCGGCGGCTCCAGCAGCACCGAAGGAAAAGACCGGAGTGGAGTGGAAGCAACCACTTGACAAGAACGGCCGTCCAATTCCCATCAAGCCTGCGACCATGGACGAAGCGGTGCAGCATGTGCTGGATGGGAAAGTCGTCGAAATGGGCGACGCGGCCGCAGCGCACACACTTGTGAACAAGTTGGCCGACTACGCGAATCAAGCCAAGGCGAAGGGCGAGAAGGCGAAGGATTTTGATCTGTGCAAAGTTTCCGTGAAAGGCACCAACCTGTTCTGTGCGGAGACCGTGCGCACAGCGGAGCACCCGGAAGGCATTTCGCGCATCGCAATGCCGCAGATGAGTGGAAAACCGACTGTCGGTTCGCGTGCGGATCTACTTCCGAAGAACAAGGACGGAGAAGTGAACGGCGCGGCTGAGTTCATGCAGCACCTGAAGGATCAAGGTATCAAGACGATGGGAACCCTTGAGAGCCCTGAACAGGTTCTTGCATCACACTTGCGAGCTAGTCAGCGAGAAATGGTCGGCACGAAAGTGGCCGGCATGATGAATGCGAAGAATTACGATCCTGCGAAGGTGCCCATCTTTGTTTCGCGCGACAATTACGTTGTGGATGGTCATCATCGATGGGCGGCAGTCGTCGGGCGCGACGCAGCGGACAACAAGCTCGGTGATATTCCGATCAATGTCATCAAAATCGACGCGCCGATCACCGAAGTGCTGCATATGGCCAATAAGTGGGCCATTGATTTTGGTATTGCACAGAAGGGCGGACCGTCATCGACAGCAAAGTCGCCGATTACGCATCAAGCGCCGACGAAAAATTACGGGCATGATAAGCCGATGGGCTCGTTTTGATGCTGCCAGCTCACGATACGCAAACGTGTCCTGATTGTCAACACTGGATTGCGAAGTGTTTAGAAGCAGCGACTGATTGGGTCGTCACACCGAAAGGCTTGATTAAGACTTTCACGTTTGGAAATCGTCGCGAACTTGCTGCTTTCATCGCTCGCCTGAAAGCCTCAGAAAACACCGCGAATCATCATTCTGATTTAGAAACGACTGGCGATTCGGTGACCGTATTGTACTGCACGCATTCCGCAGGCGATGCGGTGACCGAATTAGACTACACAAGCACGCAAACCG